GCATTGTCGCTACATCTATTCAGTTCGTACTTGCCGCAAAATTGCATAAACCGTACGCCCACTTGTCCAATATCTTTGTGTGAAACTTGTTCAATGATGGCCAGGTCCACTATGTCTTTGATGTCTTGTGGTTGATGTGTAAGATCAATCAATGCACGATTGCGCTCGTAGTCATCCAACACACGGTGTTCGTTGCCATTATGATCAGTCCACCTTTGCAACATTATGTTGTTCCAGTTGTAACCTTTTGTGTTACGATCTTCAAATGCTTCTGTAAGACCAACTTTGTTCTTGGTACCTTTGGTACGCACTCCGGGAAATGCACTAAACACATTGTCACTGGTATCGCCACGCATGCATTTTTCAAACAACAACCAGGCCGGATCTGGAATCTTTTTAGGTTCCTTGGTTTTCTTATCAATCACAGGTTTGCCTTTGGCATCAAAAATGCCTTCCATAGTAATAAGTTCGTCTGTGATACCATTGTATTGTTTTACATTAGATGCAAGTAACTGGACAAAGTCCGTGTCACTGCTGATAATAATATGTTCGTCTTGGGGGTGTAAGTTGATCCAACGGGCAATAATGTCATCGCCTTCAGCAGTCGGGCATCTGAGCACACTACAGTTGGTTCGTTCTGACAAGTATTTAGTCAAATTATCGTACGTTTCCCAGAACATCTTGTCTTCTTCAGCTTCAGATTCTGTAAGAGCTTGCCGTGCCACTGCACGATTGGCTTTGTAAGGTTTGTAGTGGTCTTTGCGCCAGCTACGTCCTTCCAACGCAAACACAACATGATCTGCTTCAAAACGCTTGACCACTTTGTTGGCACTCATCAGCGTTGTGTGCAATGCTACTCCAACTTTCTCCCACGGATCGCTGGCACGAAAAGCTGTGTGCCTGGCACGAAAAAACATATTGGCCGTGTCAATCAACACATAACGCATGGTGAAACCTTAAACTTTGTTGTTTGTATTGATATATTGTAACATAAAACGATTCCAAAAGCTATGGCCGTCCTTGCCAAAATGCCACGAATCGGGCATGACCGTTTGGATACCTTTTGCTCTTATTCGGGCATTGTAGGTACCAGCTGGATCATACGGGTCAATATAACTGGTGCCCCAGTCCCGACGTTCTTTGATACTGCTGAAATCGTTGTTGCCGTTGAAGAAAATGTGGTTGACGCCCAAATCTTCTAATTCGGTATGCAGTTGCCAAATATCGTTGTGTGCTTGTAGAGTTTTTTGCTGCCAATCTACCCCTACAACGAATTCTTTGTATCGTTGTTTATGTTCCTCTGGGACATCATCCATGCCACTAGCACCAATTTGATAGTAAACATCATCAATCAGCCATTCTTCACGTTCCCACGTACTCCATTGGATAACCATCAACACTTCGTCTAAGTTGCGTATCTTTTCTAACCATTTTCTAGTTGTTCTTAGTATACGAGTGTTACTACTTGCACTTTCGGCATCGCAATGAATGCCTGCTCTTAATGCATCACCTAGACGTTTGGCCCAACTGACTGCAAAATTTTCTGGATGTGGTGCTCGCCCCATGTAAAACAGTTGATCGTCGTCACAGGCAAATGCATGGGGATTTACTGCTTCGGCAGCGGCAGTATGGCTATCACCGTTTACATATAGTATCATAATAGTTTGTGTTTTTTAATGTGATCAATTAATATCTGTGCCCAAACAGCATGTCCGTCTGAATTATAATGATACCAATTGTCCGTTTTTAAACCTTGATTTTTTAAATACCAATAATAACTTGCATCGTTGTTGTATGGTTCTAGATATTGATCGTCCCAGTCATAGATATTCTGTGGCTGGAAAAAGTTATACATGCAATTAAAAAATAAATGATTTATATTTTTTTGCTTTAATTCTAAATGGAACTGATAAATTTCCTTGTGACATTGCTGTGATTTAAAAGTTAAACTCTCGGGCGTCTGTGCTATTACCCATGCTTTATATTTTTCAGCCAAAACGTCTGGAAGCACGTCGTGACCCGATGAGTTAACTTCATAATAGTTGCCATTATATTCCCACTCTTCTCTTTCCCAAGTAGACCATCCGATTACAACGAGTTTTGGAATAGATTCAGTGATGTAGTTTTTTGTGGTTCTTATAATTCTAGTATTGCTGGCACCAACCTTTGATATATTAACACTTTTGATCTTAAATTCATCAGACAAAATATCGCTAAATCTATTTTTTACACCTTCTGCAAAAGTATGACTATCACCATTAAACAAAATCATTATGAAACTTCTGTTCTACCGTCGCCGATGTCGCGTTGCTTGACAACACGAGCGGGATTATTAGCCATTTCTTGTTCCCATGTCTCCATGACCACGTGTCTGCACACATTCTGAAACCATCGATCTACAATGTCCGAGTCTTTATCGTCTGGTCTACCTTGGTATCCTGCTCGTACCAAGTTGGCAACAAACTTGTCATTCCAATCCAGTTCAAAAGCACCTTGATGTAGATTTTCGGGATCAATGTCCATGCTTAAAATAGCAACCCACGGTTCTCCCTTTTCTGTGGCAATTTCTTTTTCAGTTTTTACTGGTGCTTTGGGCTTTTCTGCCTTGGGCTCTTTGGCCACTACTGGTGGTGGTTTCTTTTTAAATACGTCAAACAATCCCATTACATTCTCCTAGAATAAATCAATCTTTTCCCATGGCATAGTTACTTAACTAACCTATGCTAAACTTGCGTACAGGTGTTGTTGTAAGTTTAGTTTAAAGCCGTTCTCAATACAGAACTGCCCCACGTATTCGTGATTAGCCTGATTTGCTTTTAAGTCTAATAGACCTGGTTCCCAGAAACTGATCACTTCATCCACGGTACTACGTTCTGCCATAGTGATTGTGCCTTTTTCTGCACGTAACAGTTTAATACGTTGTGGGAAATTGTTGTAGATATTCATAGGACTACAGTAAACTTCTTTGTCAGGATTATTACGCTTCCATTCAAACGCCCAATCTGGAACTGTGCTGTATGGTGACTCAGGATCTGCACTGACAACAAACTTCAAACAGTCTGCACGTTGTAAGATAGTTTTGCTTGGTGCAAGGTACTTGACGGGCTTGCCGTTCTTTTCAATGCACTTGGGACTGCATACCAGTGTAACACCTTCTGGTATTACAGTTTCTGGTACGCCATTGCTTTCAACCTGTACTGCTTTGTAGTGTGACAACTGTCGTTGCATCCAGCCTGTGATGTTGTCTTGTAACAGTGGCTCACCACCTGTCATTACCAACACAACACCTGGATAATCATTGCGTCCACGCACTGCCCACTCGGGTACAGGCTTGCCCTTGCTTACCCAAAAGTCACGAATAGTATCGTATACCTTGGTTTCTAGTTCTGCATAGGTAAATGTGTCACCATCATCAAAGAATGTGTCACAAAAACTGCAATCCAAGTTGCATTTTGCTAGACGAATGAATAGTGCAGGCATTCCAGCATAAGGTCCTTCGCCTTGTAGTGTAAAGAACATACTGGTCACCATCAGTGTGTTTTCTTTTACATCTTTAAAATATTTCTTACCAATTATTTCGTTTGTTCCGAACATATTATGCCTTACTTAAATCTTCCAAAAATTGCACCACTGTTTTGTCTATAACCGTCGTTGTGCAAATGACGATACCCTTGCAACATCAAAAACGGGATGGCAGCCGAGCACTTGCCAATAAACACGCCTTCTTGAGGATGATACCATGTGTCATCACATATGATAATACTGTTGCTGGTCATCCTACGCATCAACAAAATTGCCTGCAACAGGTGTGTTTGCTGACTATTTAGGTTGGTCATTTCAATGCTCATCAAATCTCTATACTTTTGCTTCACTCCTGCCACAAACGCTTCTTCGGCGCCGCCAAGCCAGTAGTCCCAATCAAAGTTGTCAAGATATGCCAACGATACTTTGACTTCGGGATCCAAGTTTTCTAAAAACTGTTCACCCTTGCCTTGTACTAATTTTACATGATCTGGCAGTACATTGTCAACCATCAAGTTGCTGGCAGCACGATCAATCTGGTCTGCATCAACATCTACTCCGTAAAAGTCTACACCACGTTCTTCGCATAAATCAGCAAAAAATTTAGTACTTCCTTCTCCGCGATCAACACCAATTTCAACCCATGCGCCGTTGTCGATTGTGTCGATAAATTTTGTTATGTTACGGTAATATGTTCCCATTATGTGTTCCTTGTTTTGAGTATGTCCCAGGACTTGGCTTTCTCCAGCAGATCCTGCTCCATGGCACGATACCGTTCACCAAGTTCTTTCAACTCGGCCCATTCTGATTCTAATTCTTTGTTTGGTGTTAGGATAGCAAGACGTTGTTCAACCAAATTCATAAACTCCCGCATACTTTTCCCGCCAACCGTGATGTCGGCATCTTTGTGCATTTCAATTCCGTGGTGTGATATGTCGGCACAAGAAAATATATCGTTATTTGCTATAGTATACATATCTGACATGCTAGAGGTTGATACTAATGCATCAGCCATTGACGTTACATCGACTGTGATATCGTCCAATGTGATTGTACTACCTACCAATCCTGCGTAAGGGTCTGTTGTCATAAATTATATTTTCCTTGCTTTGACCAACAAATGCCAACCCAGATATTCTCTGACTGCTTCGCGCATCGGAACGGGCATTGCTTCGAACCAGGGTTCAAGTTCGTACCTGCCTTGTTTGTATGCTTCTACATTGTACATAAAACAGTGATCCTGGCGCAATCTTTCGACTCTAAATTGCTCAAACAATAGGGTGTCGATATCATCTTTGGTGTAGCTTTTGGCATAAGGGCATCCTGCTTGTGCTTCGTATTGATCAAGTCCTTTGTTGATCATTGCTTGTTTCCAACTGTCTCGGGCATACACCATAAAACGGAATTCGCCTCCAGGTTTAAGACAATCATACACATTGTTGATGATACTATCAATAGCAGGGAAATGATGTATAACACCATAACTGTAAACCAAATCAAACTTTGGTAAATCCTTGTACATTGCTTCGTCGCTGGCGTCTCCGCAATAGAAATTGCCCGACAATTCTTCTACATCAAATCTTTTGCGAGCAAGGTCAACACTTTCTTTACTGTAATCTAAGCCGTAGTAGTCAGCGCCGTGTCGTGCAAACTCTGCTGCGTCTGACCCAATTCCGGGACCAATTTCCAACACCTGTTGGCCTTGCCATAAATGAAATCCAGCAAACTCCGGAATGTGTGGTTCCACTTGAAATCTGCGAGCAGACACTTCTTTGAAGAATTCCAAACTGCCAATTTCATTGCCGCTGTGTCTGATATTACACGGTTGGTTGTCCCAGTATTGTTTAATACGTTCTTCTAAACTTAATGTCATTATTTTTTAGCCCAGTCTGGTCGCCATTGGGACATGTGGTTGTTTACGTCATTGGCTTTTAATTTTTCCCATGGATCTTGTTTACCTGAAAATATTGCTTTAACAAACTCAGTGTTAAAACCCTGTGAATCCATGTACTCGATTAACCTACGCAGGTCAGACACACGCCGGGTGTGCCATATTTTATTGTGAAAGTCACGGGGATCAGAGGGATTGCCTTCTAGCATGGGGCGTTTTTCAAATATCTCATCTTTGTTGTTGCCAGTCAAATCAAATCTATCGTGTGTTACATCAACATCGATACGTTCCCAGATATCAAGACAGTAGGCCTGTTGGCTAATCCAAGCGTCGCTTATTTGATGCGGGCTTAGATAACCAAACAATTCAAACCATTCCTTTGGTACAATAGGAAAAATACTATAAGGATGATCGTTGTGTGTATGAAATGCCAGCACTTTGAATTCGCCAGTGTGGCCGGCAATTACAGTATCCCAACCTGCAGTTTCCATAACAGCGTCGTCATTCCAAAACACCAACCAATCGGCGTCAGAATGTTTGGCCAGGCCGTTTACGTATTCGTTTAAACGAATGTAGCCCATTGGTGCAAACACATGAGCTTGGTAATTTGCACCAAGGTCGTCTAGTTCTGGTTGTAGTTCTTTTACAAAGTAATTGATAGTATCTGTATCATCATTATCAAACCCAATCATAATTTGAAATGAGTCAATATTGTCGGCACAGTTGATAGTGCTTAATATACTACGCCGCAATGCAGTTGTTCTACCTCTGGTGGGCAACAGCAATGATATTTTGTATTCACTCATAGTGATATTTTACACGTATTAAATTACTTTGTCAATCAATGCGGTTAACTGTACTGCCGTAGCAGGGCTCAATGTCCAACCCAAATGCCCGTGTCCGGTATGATAAAACACTTTGTGATTATTTTTGCTTTGTTTTACAACAGGCATCATGTTGGGAGTCATAGGACGTAAACACGCCCAGCTTGAATAATCATGTGTGTTGATTTTGGGAAAGTTTGTATGCACCCAATTTAACAAAGGTTCAATTCTATCACGGCGTATATCGTAGTTCTCGCCTGTTAGTTCAGCAGTACCTGCAACACGGAATCGTCTTCCCAATGTGCTGGTCACAATCTTTTCTTGATCATCCAACAAACTTGTCTTGGGTGCATGTTTGTAACTTTCATCATCCAGGTTAACAGTAATGCTATATCCCTTGACCGGATATACATCAATTGTATCGCCTACTGTTTTAGCAAGTGCAGTACTGCCCACGCCACTGCTGATCACAATTGCGTCATAGTAGTCCAGATTCTTTGCATCAAGTATTGTACTGCCGAATGAAAATGTAACACCATATTTGTTTTTTAAAACAGCAGTTAGCTCAGTACAGAACTTATGAATGTCTCCCATCCAGTCATCTTCGGTCCAAGCACCTCCCAGCACCGAGCCATTATTCCTGAGATTGGGTTCTGCCAAATGTACCTGGTGTGGATCTAGCATATCCCACTGGCAACCATTAGCTTCGTATAAATCTTTTACTGAACGAGCATTTGCCAGATAGTGCGCATCCTTGTAGAAATGCAGTATACCTTCAAAACTTTGATCAAACTCTAGTCCCTCTTCTGCAATGATGTCTTTGTATAACTCTCGAGACTGCATGCCCAATTGTATAGTGGTAGCAGTATTCCTTGCGTACTTGCCAGTAACAGTGTTCCACATGAACTTGGCCATCCAGCGAATCTTTGCCCACTCAAAAGTAGGGCGAATCAATAGTGGAGCGTCTTTTGTAAACATCCATTTGATGCCTTTGAACACATTGCCCCACGTGGTCCAGACTTCGCTGTTGCTGACACTTACCTGACCACCATTGGCAAAACTGGTGCGCATGGCTGGATAACGTTCTTGTTCGTAAACTGTTACCTTGTGTCCAGATTTGGCCAGATAATATGCTGCCAACAACCCGCTGATGCCAGCACCTACTACTACAATTTTCTTTTTCATTTTATAAACACATCGTTGATTTGTCTGTTGACACGGATAAAGGTTGTGCATTTGCTGAGTTGTTTTAAACTTGGTGCACCAACATAAGTGCATGAACTACGTAATCCGCCAAGCAAGTCTAGCACTGTGTTTTCTACTGTGCCTTTATATGGAACAGTAACGGTCCTGCCTTCGCTTGAACGATAACTAGCAACTCCACCGCTGTGTTTGTCCATAGCAGTGTCACTACTCATGCCGTAGAATTGAACATACTTGTCAACTTTAAGTCGCTTCTTTGGATAGTGATCTCCTTGATCCATGGCTCCAAGTATATCTGTTTCGCTGATTTCTTGAATAAGTTTACCACCACCTTCGTCGTGCCCGGCTAACATCCCCCCGAGCATAACAAAATCAGCACCAGCTCCGAAAGCCTTAGCGACATCGCCAGGGCAAGTGCAACCACCATCACCGATAATATGTGCGCCGAGGCCATGAGCTGCATCCGCACACTCGATGATTGCAGTAAGTTGTGGATAACCCACACCAGTCTGCACGCGAGTAGTACAAACGCTACCAGGACCAATGCCCACTTTAACAATATCGGCTCCACGTAAAATCAACTCCTGTGTCATATCAGCAGTGACTACGTTGCCCGCAATAATAGTTTTTGTAGGGAATTCTTCACGAACACGGGCTACGTAATCTGCAAAAATTTCCTGGTAACCATTGGCTACATCAATGCAAATAAATTTAAGCTCTGGGTAAACGGCAAAAATACGCTTTAATTTATTAAAATCTCCACTGCTTGTACCAGTACTTACCGCAAAATTGTCAAAGTCAATATCAATGCCACCAAAATCACCCTCGTCGTATGACTTTACTGTACAAGTAAACATGTTGTGCTGTTGCAAAGCCGCTGCCATCTCAAGTGTACCAACACCGTCCATGTTGGCTGCCATAACAGGCACTCCGGTCCATTCTGCTCGACTGTGTTTGAACTTGTACGTTCTAGTTAAATCAACTTCTTTGCGACTTGACAGTGTACTGCGTTTGGGACGAATCAATACGTCTTTGAAATCCAATTTTATTTCGTCTTCGATTCTCATTTAATCTCTCAGTAAGTATATCATCTGAAGCGCAAGGTTCTTAAACCAACGTTCGTCATGACCTCGGGTAGTTTCTGCGGCAACACCAATCCGGACTCCAGAGGTTTCAACAAAACCACGAGTATCACCAGGCACACCATTTTTATTTGCAGTAATTCCATTTTTTTCTAATAGGTCAGCAAACTCTCTACCACTATACTTTTCTTTACGTAAGTCTATTGTCATCATGTGGCATTGTGTTCCACTAGATACGATATCAACATCATTATCCAAGAAAGTTTGCGCCATGGCATGAGCATTGATCTTGATACGTTTGGCATACATCTTAAATTCAGGTTGTAACGCTTCATAGAAACACTGTGCCTTTGCGGCAATGATATGCATCAATGGACCGCCTTGTGTTCCAGGGAATACTGCACCATTAATCTTCTTGCTGATGTCTTCGTCATTCCAAAGAATCATACCACCACGTGGTCCACGCAGAGTCTTGTGTGTAGTAGTAGTTGCTACGTGAGCGTAAGGGAAAGGACTGGGATACTCGCCGCCAGCAATCAACCCCGAGTAGTGGCTGATGTCTGCAAGTAAGATAGCACCAACACTATCAGCAATCTCACGCATGCGTTCCCAATCAATAAGCTGACTGTATGCGCTTGCACCAGCAATCAACATCTTGGGACGATTAAACAAAACCAATTTGGCAACTGCTTTGTAGTCAATGAAACCACAATCGTCAACTCCGTATGATTCTGTATCAAACCACGCACCAGACACGTTTACTTTGGCACCGTGGCTCAAGTGACCACCTGATGCCA